GCCCTTCCCCTTGAACCGTCCTTGCCGCCGGTCACAGCCATACGCTTTTCCATGTTTTGGGGGGTGATGAGAGTAGTCTCGATCTTCAGGGTGGTGAGTACTCCTTCAACAACGCCAAGAGAACGACCAAAAGAGAATCCAGATGTGACTCCTTGACCCGCCATAGCAAAGACCTTCTCTACATAGGCATCTGTCGGGTCAAAGTCTTTAACGATCTGAACCAACTCAGGCACAGAGACTTGCCGCTTGGCTTTTCCATTGCGGTCAAGGGTGACTGTTGGCATATCTACAACACTCACCAACTCACCATCCACCACAAGGGCGATAGCACCATTAAGACCAACGTCAATACCCAAGGTGCGTTTAGCCATTTTGACCCCCTTGCAGGGCTTGTATGCGGCTCTGAATGAGGGAATCTACCGATTCTTCTAGCCGTTTGATGGAAGTCACCAGTGGTATGGTCTTTCCAGTGGCGTATCTGGAGACTTGAGAGGGGTCAAGGCCAGCATGACGAGCAACATCAGTGATGGTGAAGCCAGCCTTTTCAGCCTTTTCCCTAATGGAATCAATAAGTTGCATGGTTTGTGTGTTCATGGGTGGGGATTCTAATAGACTTTGGATTGGTTAGTCAAGTGCTAATTGATTTAATACCCTACTGGACTGTGTGGGATTAAATAGGGGGTAGTTGACTTCCTAGTCAAATGCTGTATGATTAGACCCATCAGCAACACAAACAGGAGATACCAAATGACAACCTTGTACGAAAAAGCAAAAGCAGAGTTCGACTTGTTGCCAGAAGTAAACGGCGACCAACTCGATGGAACGATTGCTCACTTGGTCTATCGTGCAGAGCATGAGGTAGACATGATTGACGAGGGTGATGGTGTGCGTGAGTTTGATGACTACGCAATGCCAAAAGCCGACTACAACAAGATCAAACGCTTCATCAAGAAGTGGTCTGGCAAGTAAACCAACCAAGGGGCGCAAGCCCCATCTTTCAACCTAACAGGAGAATTGAAAATGAAATGCAAAGGTCAAGGTAAAAAAGAATATGTAGTTGTCATCAAAGAAGATGATGGTTCTAAGCGTATATTTTCTCACCCTGTTACAGAGAAAAGTGCAGTGTTTATGATTCTTGGTTCTTCATTGCCATTGGACTATGTTGCCATTCGCCACATTGAAGAACTTGGCATCAAGTCCAATAAAGCATGGACACACAACGCACCCTACAACGCTGAGTTCTTAGGCGCACAACCCGCCCGTGCTGGTCAAGACTATTAAAGGAGAATTGAAAATGACAGAAAACGAATTACGCCAACTTGAGCATCTGCTCAAAAAATATCGTTCAGCATTTGCTTGGGAATTGACACATACAAAAAAAGATGCTTATTCGCAAGCATCTGATGAAATGCTGAAACTTGTTCGCAGAGTAATTACTAATGGTTGCTCCTACCTTGACAAAGACTTTGAGGTGAAAGCATGAAAGAAACAATCCCCGACATTCTCGCCGCCATTGCTATCGGCATTGGTCTAGCTGTCCTATTAGTGTCATGGTGGTCAACATGACTGAAACACAAATGTTGATTATTCTTGGCACTATTTGGATTGCACCAACATTAAATGCAAAATATTGCCAAGTAGTTGGATTGATTTTTATGGTTGCCGCACCAATAAAAGGATTGGGGTGGATATGACAGACCTTCAAGACTTCTGCCAAGAGCCTCGCACAATGGATGAGTTGGTAGAGGCTGGCTACAAGCCTCATAGCGTCTACAACGCTGTCAAACGCAAGGAGTTGACCAATACCAAGGCTACAGACGATTGGGGGCGTAGAACGCATGGCAAGGGTCTGTTCCTGTCCACTGTCACCATTGCGCCTATGAACTTCACCGCCTTGCAGTCAGCATGGAATCAATCACAACCTCAAGGAGAAACAGCATGAGTATGGAACAAGAAATCACCGAACTGGTGAACCGCATAGCGCCAGCTAAAGGCATCGTTGGCGGCTTTATGAGCCGCAATGACATTATCCAACTCATCAGCAAGGTAGCTGATGAAGCTGTACTCATCGGCTGGACTCATGCAGAGAGCACCACCAGAAAGCGTCTTGAGAAGAAACTTGACCTGATGGAGCAGGAGATGGTCATCATCAAGGAGCAGATGAAGTCTCTTGAGATGGACTTGCTGGCGGCTGAAAGCAAATGAATACGCTTATTAAGTTCATCATTGTCATTGCTTGTGCTTTGACTCTGATGTACTTTGATTCCCTAGATAACCAACCAAAGGAGAAGACAAATGTGGGAAACAGTCATTTGGGTAGCCGTGATGGGAATTTCAGGGTTCGTATTGGGAATTTGCGTTTGCATCGGGTTTGTGTTGTATCTCATAAACGCACAATCAAACGAGTGAAGTGTCCAGTTTGCGAGGTATGGACTAGAACACCTGATAACGAATATGTATGCGGCAAGGTCAAAAGAATCATTGTCGCAACTCAAATCAAGAAAAGGAAAAAGGTATGGGCTGGCGAGAACTAACGATCAAGTATGTCAAGGATTTGCTTAGAGCAAAGACTCCTATGGAGGTAGCTCAAAAGGAACTTGTTGAGGCACAACACTCCAAGATGCAAGCTGAAACCTCAGTTGAGTATTCGCAAGCCTTGGTCAACTACAACGAGCAGAGAATATTCAGGCTCTACAAACGAATCAATGACCTCAAGGAGTATGGGCATGACTGAAGAAGATGAAGCATTCAATGAGATGGAGAAGCAAAGCCTATGGCGTAAAAGGGCAGTACAAGCCGCCATCTCAACGAACCCCTATCGCAATGTCGTGATTGAAGAAGTTGCCTTAGAAGTAGAGAAGATGACTGGCTTTGGCAAAGACACGATTGATTCATTGGCTATTTACATCAGGAACATGAAGACATGAAAGAGAAGACAGAACTAGGCAGATCAGTAAATATTCGATTCACCCAATCCGAATACGCTGAGTATGTAAGGCTTGGCGGTGTGAAGTGGTGGAGGATGTTTTTGCAGATGAGTGCAGGGATACAGAAAGAGATTAAGGAGGAGAAGAAGTGACACAAGATGAAATTATTGAGATGGCAAGAGAGGCTGGTTTAGATTGGCATACAGGTTGGACTTTGGATGATGAAGAGCCAAACAGATTTGCAATCCTTGCTTACCTTGCATACGACAAAGCAACAGAAGAAGCCAATGCAAGAGCAAACGCATCATGGGAACTGATGTGCAAGAAGATGGTTGCGTTTGAAAGAGAAGCCTGTGCAAAGGTGTGTGAAACATTGTGGGACACACCTACAAACGGCATGGCAACGGAAGAAAAGGCGTATGGTGAAGAATGCGCTACCGCCATCAGAGCAAGGGGAGAAGCATGACACAAGAAGCATTGAAGCTGGCGCTTGAGGCGTTGGAGGAGGCTTGGATATTTTCAGTGTCGAAATTTCAGCCAACTGAGAAAGCAATAGACCTATATGACGAGGCAAGAGCCGCCATCAAAGAAGCCTTGGCACAGACGCAAGAGCCTTGGTGCATGAAGATGAACGACTGCAAAACAAAGTGCGAAGACTGCCCCGATGAGCCACCACAGCGCACATGGGTAAGGCTGACGGATGAGGACAGGCTTAGATTGTGGTTAAAAACAGAAGCAGAAGATGTTGACCGCTACGCTTTTGCCAAAGCCATTGAAGCCAAGATCAAGGAACTCAACACATGAGCAACGTCATTCTATTTAACGGCATTACAAAACTTGACCTTGACCCTGACATGGTGCTTGAAAATACCAAAGGAAAACTGGAGGGTGTAATCCTGATCGGTTACGACAAGGAGGGCGAGGAGTATTTTGCTTCGACCTACGCCGATGGCGGGGATGTTCTATGGTTACTTGAGCGCATGAAACTGCGCTTGCTAAACGTGGGAGTAGAGGAATGACACAAGCACAAAAAGTATTTGAAGCAATGATGCGAGCCAAGGGCTACACAGACTTCACCAAGGTCAAAGATAGGTACAACAACCCTGCATTGCAGACCCGCTGGAACTACTTTTTAATGGGTTGGGAAATGCGAGGCGTGCAATGACATTTAGACAGTCAACAATAAAGTACGTTAAAGACATACTGAGGGCAAGAACTATTTATGAAGTGATTGCCAAAGAACTGCAAGAGGCACATCTACGCAAACTAGAGGCTGAGACTGCTCAAGAGTACGCAAGAGCCGCTATCCAGTACAACGATTCTAGAATTGCTAGACTCCAAAAACGACTTTTAGAACATACGCAAGAAGGTGATTACACATGAACAAAACAAAGAATGCCTTTGATTGGAAAGGCGAACCTAGCATTTGGACAACAGATAAGAAACTCAAGCAAATAACAGCGGGTCATATCCTTGGTAAAAACGCAAGAGAACGCATTGCCTTGACAGAAAAGAAAGAATTTACGATCTATTCAAGGGCTAAACTTAACAAATGATTCGTAAGATAAGAACCTTCTACGGCAGAAGGAATGGTCAACATGGAAATAAGGTCACCACTATAGACAGAGGTGAAGCATGGCTATGTGAGAAGTGCGGGGCATTGATATTCTTTGAACACCTTGTCCCCAAACACTTCTGCAAAAGGCTAATTAAGCCTGTAGTCCATTCAGATACTGAGTCTTCCCCGCCACCTTAACAGCAGTCAATTCCTGCTTCTTAAGGTTGTTAGGGTCATACGACACATGAACCCAACCAGAATCAGGTACACCTTGGGTATAGAACTCCAAGATTAACTGGGTGTAGTCCAAGTTATCCATAATCCATTGAGCAAGGTCAGCATTGGCAACACTAGGAATCTCAATGTCTGCCGCCATACCTTTGCAGTGGTCAGAGGTCTTAGACCCACCAACAGCCGCATTGGACTCAGGAGAGCGATAAGCTGAGTTAACCTTTACACCCTTGCCGTAGTGGTCACGAACAGGCTGTAAGACCTTCTCGCACAGCAATCTCAGATTCTCTGTAGCCTCGTCATCAGGGGTATTGTCAAAGCCCATACGCAAAGCAGTTTCAGACTTACACATTTCATGTAGTGAAAAATTGGCAGTTAATTGAGTCATTTTGTTCCTTTCAGGGTTTGATAAACATCGTTATAAGCCTCTATGCAAGCATTCAGTTGTCGGATGGCTTTGTCTCCATCGTCTGTGATGGCGACAAGAGATTTAGCAACCTCTCTGTCAAGTTCGGCGTTTGTTTGAACGCTATCTCTGGGGGCAGAGGGGGTATCTGTGGCGGTGTGTACGGGGCAGACGGGGGCTTTGACAGGAATCCGCAACTTGAGAGCGCCAGAGTCAATGTCAAGGTTGCGCTTTTGTTGAGCAAGTTTTGCATCTTGATTTGCCTTTTGAAGTTTGTTAGATTGAGTCTGAATAGTGGTTATAAGGGCTTGTTCTTTCGCCCTAGCTTCAGCATTCAAGGCGGCAATCTCAAGTTGTTGACGAGTAACCTCATCATTTGACCCCTTGAGATAACCACCACCGAAAGAACCAACTACCGCCATCAGGATGCCTAGAAGCACCCAAGGATTAAATAAACTCATGGCTTTGGGGGCTCATCGTTGTCGTTGGCTTCAGCTTTAGCACTTGCATTGGCTATTGCCTTAACACCAGACCTACCAGCTACACCACCAAGCACACCAGTGATAAACACCATGATGGTGCTGATCTGCTGTGTATACACCTTGTCAATAGCCGCCATACTGCCGTTCATTGGCTGTTGCACAAACGAAACTGAGTACAAGAACATACCCATAGAAGCCAGCAGAATGGTCACCAAGACCACGATAACGAATGCCCATACTCTGACTTCAATCTCGTCAGCATTGAGGCGGTTATTAGGTTTATATCCAATGGTTGCCATTACTTCTTCTCCTTTTCAGGTGTTACTAAAAACTCAGGACAAGTACCAGATGCGGTACAGATTGGGGGTTTGCAATCAGGCTCATTCCAATTCAATGGGTCTTGGCACTTGTAGCGGTATCTGTCATCACAACCTGTCAGAAACAGAATTGTCAGAATTATTGCTAGGCTCTTTATCACGATTCTTCCTTTCAGAGTTCTCGACTTTGCGTCTTAGCTTCTCAACCTTCTCGATCTGTTGGTTAACCTGATGCCTTGCCTCTAGAGTTTCTAGCAGGATTATGCCCATGATCGGCAACAACAATATTACGAGGACACAACAGGCAATCCATCCCACTACGCTCTCCCAATCCTGCTTACCAACCCGATTAGCATCCATAGATACAGGAGGCAGAGGAAAGCTACCAACAGATACGCTTGTTTTTCTGCTAGAAGACGCTCCCTTTCCTTTCGTTGCCATACTTCTGCATCTCTTTTCTTTCTAGCCTTTTCTTGCTCTCCAGCAATAATGTCTCTCATGCTGAAGACTTCTGAGTACAGAGCACCCATTTCTTGCGGAGCTTGAAATACCATTATTTCCCTGATTTGAACTACCAACCTCTCCATCTCTTGTTGGGCTAACACTCTATTAAGTGCTTCTTCCATCAAGTTCACATCATCAGCAAATACAACTGTTCTAGCTTTTTCCTCTGAGTCCCTGATATGTTCTTCTAATTGTTGTTGCAGTTTAAAAAATGCACTTAAATCCTTTACGATTTTTGCTTTGACTTCAGTTTCATCAACATTAACGTACTCAGACTTTTTAGCTTGAGCCACAAACTTTGTAGCTTGAGGCTTGGGACTACCACCAAATAACTTCCGCAACGTACCCCAAAACGATTTAGCATCCCTACCAATGGAAGCAACATCGTCAACAGTCTTTTTGATTGAGACAAACTGCTCTTTAGTTTGCTTATACAAATCAACAGAAGACTGGATACTCTTAACCAGCGAGCCAGCAAGTAGGCAGATACTGATGGGGTCAATTTCAGTCTCCTAAGATGCCTGTGGCAGTGCCAAGACCAGCAGAGCCAGATAACAGTCCTACAGGCTTTTTCCTTGCCCTGCGGTTAAGTTCTTCTAGCACTGCTCTTTGCTCAATAGGGTCTGTTGTAAACAAACGCTTTTGCAATTCTTGTGATGTTTCACCGCTAATGCCTCTTGATCTGGCTAAAGCATTCTTGAGTAACCCTAAGGCAGTGCCAGCTAAGTTACCAGTTGCAAGGTCTTGCGTGATGCCTCCAAGAGCACTAGCGCCTTCTTGTGTAGATAAACGCTCGCCAGTCTTAGACCCACCAAGAACAGCCTTTGCTGTCTTGCTTTGTTGGCTTAGACCCTTAACGTACTGAGAGAAATCGTTATATGCCGCTTGGTCATCAAAGGCATAACGAACCAACACCTTTTGTTTGTCTGATTTAAAGATTTGTCTAGTGAAGTCACCACCTTTGAAGTCACCAAGCCGTTTGTTTATGTCTGCCATCATGCCGAGTCTGAATGCTTCTTTCTCGTCAGAGTTCATAGCTTTAATCTTGGCGGCGGCTTCCTTGGGGTCAAGTTGTTGGTACTTCTGCCCCATCTCAAATGAGTTCTTAATGCGTGAAGCATCAGCAAACTCAGCATTAGCCATTTCATACTGAGGATTCAATGCTTTAATTTTGTCATTGAATTCATTTTTTACTTTAACTACATCACGACCATATCCAGATACTTTGTTCGTTACAGCATCAGTTTCTTTTTCTATGACACGATCTAAACCCATCTTGATCTGATGAAGTATGTCTGTAGGTACAGATTGAGCATTGCGAATGGCATCCAAATCAGGCAATTTCTGACCATAAACAGCCGCACGTTTTTGTGCTTCTTCATAAGCCTTAATAAAAACTGGTCTATCTACATAAGTCCTGAATGGTTGTGCATCAATAGCAAGGCTATAAGCCTTTGGATATGCCGCACTTGCTTTGCTTGCTTGATTTTCAGCCAATGCAGTAAGGTACTCATAACCATTAACATTCTTAGACAATCCTGCCTTTTCAACCAAACCCTGAACAATGTCGTTAGGCTGGTCAATCAATCGACTTTCAAGGAACTTCTCTGTAGCACCCTTGGCTTTAGATTGCACAATGTATGCGTTATAGGCTAGATCATTCAGGTTCTTACCCAAGTCAGCAATGACGGGATTAGGCACACCAATGCGGCGCATCTCATTAAGTGCATCAAACGCCTCTTGAGGAGTCAGATTATCCTTGTCCATGTAGTTAGCAAGCATCTTGGATGATGCAGTTGCTTGGTCACCAATGCCTGATGCGTTAAGCACATTACGAATGATTGAGCCAGCCTTATCAATAACGATAGGAACAGTACCGCCCAACACACCGCCAAAAATACCACCCATAACAGCATCAGAAGCACCATCTTTCTCAGAGTATCCATACCCTGATAAAGCACCAGTAGTAGCACCAACAGCAGTACCTCGACCAGTCTTACCAAGCAAAGATTCTCCAGCAATCAATGCTTGAGTCTCAGGTGCTAACTTTGCAACTTGACGGGCTGTTCCCAATGGGAGAGCAAAACCACCAGCCAACTCCAAAGAAGTCTTAGTCACAGGCATATCTTCACCAAACTGTTTTTGTTTGGCTCTTAAAGCATCACGCTGGCGCTCGTAGTCAGCACCACTGATAGAACCAGTACGCAACGCCGCCTCAAGTTCATCTAATGTGCCAAAGGTCAAGCCTTGACCAACTGCTCTGACTGACTCAGCAACTGGTGAATATTTGATGCTTTCTTGAAACACCGAAACTGGTGCTTCACCTTCAGCCAAGGGTAATTTTGTGTAGTCAGTCATTATGGCTTCACCCTTCTAACCCCTTTGGGGTCAACAAAAACACTGCCTGATGGATACTTTGGATTTTTCAGAAATGCGTCAACATCTCTTTGCGTAAATGTATGTGGCTCAAGTTGCACTGGTTCGATTGGAACTTCAGGTAGTTTGGCATTAGCATTTAACCTACGTCTTTCAATAGATTTCTGTGCTTCCGCAACTTTTCTTGCGTTAAGCACAGCAAGTGTATTGATTGCTTTAGCGGCATCAACCTCAGACTCAGCACCTTGCAATTCTTTGATTGATCTTGCGGCATCACCCTCTGTTTGAGTACCTTTATTCAGGCGTAAAGACTCATTGACTAGACGAGTCTTGAACCTTTCAAAGTCATTTCTAGCCACTACATCAGGGTCATTTGAACCCAAGGCACTTCTAGCCGCAATAGATGCACGATCTTTCAATCCAAACTTAATGTTGCCAGCCTTGATGCTGTTTACATAGTCATTTGCCTCAATAGCAAGATTTCTAGCTTCACTAGCCTTGGCGTAATCAGCTTCCTCATCTTTAGCCAAGTCTGGTCTAAGAGGTTTATTGGCTTTTTCTTCTTGTTTAGCTTTTGCTTCTTCAGCCTTCCTAGCCACATCATCCAACTTCATTTGCCGATTAAATGCGGCATTCTGCTGTGCAATATTATTATTGGATTTTGCAAGTTCAAGATATGCCTGAGAAGTTTGAAGACCTTGCTGTCTATAACTATCCATCAGTTGCTGATTAGCTTTAATCTGAGCCTGATTCTGCTCAAACTGCTGAATTCGTTGGGTCATGTCAGCCAACTCTTTGACCTTAATATCAACTTTCTCAGGGTCAATCAATCCCTTGGCTAAACTGCTTGAATATTGAGTTGCAAGAGTCTTTACATTGGCAGGAATTGTTGGGTCTTGAGTAAATATCTTGAATGGGTCTTCTTCAACTGCACCCATAGCACCAATCCTACGCAAGTCAGGGATGACTTTCGCAAGTTGGGAAATGGCGGCTTGACCTTGAGGGAATGAAAGCAGTTTAGCCTTGACTTGCTCATTGATACTGCCATCAGGATTCTTGATCTGACCAATCAACTCTTGAGCCATGTTAGTAAGACCCTGCGACTGCATACCCAAACCACGCTGAGTCAAGTAATCTTGAGTTTTGTATTGGTTCAAGGTATCTTCTTGAGCCTGACGCTTCAACTCTTGAGCCTGTTGTTGAGACTTCATCATCTCATTACGCAACAGGAAAGCAGTTTGGGTATCGCCAGTTTGCAATGCCATCTGAATGCCTTGAGCAAATGAATCAGGGTTCGTTGGGTCAATCATCCCAAGGATTTGCTGACGCTGTGAAATCAACTTCAACTGTGGGTCTTCACCACCCAAAGCACCGCCAATAGCACCACCAAGACGCTGACCAGCAAGGAAAGTCCCATAGTTAGCCCTAGCCATTGGGTCAAGATTTGCATATTGAATAGCTTGAGCCTGTTGTGCTTGCTGTTGAGACTGTTGGTACTGTTCTGGAGTAGTAAACAAACCGAGAATTTCTGAGGTTGCCATGATTATTCCTTAATTCCAATTACTTCCGCTTAACAAAGCATCTAAATCACTTCCACTCATTGGATTGCCATATGGGTTTGCAGATTGTGGAACTGCGCCAGCAATATTTCTATTCATTGTGTAGTCGTTATATAAATTCTCAAACCCAGTTCGCAGTCTTGGGCTGTTAGCTAATCCAGCATACAAACCAGCTTCAGGACTAAATCCAGCACCAGCTTGCTGAGTTCTAGCCGCCGCCAATCCACCAGTTAACAATGCTTGACCAACATTACCACCAGCAGTAGCGGCTCTACCACCCAACTGAGCGCCAATATCCAAAGGTTGCTGTCCAAGGGACTCAATGGTCTGACCAGCACCCAAATAAGCCGTAAATGGACTCAATGCGCCTACCTGACCAGCTTGGTATTGACCCAACAAATTAGCACCAGTACCAAACAATCCTGTACCAAACGCAACATTCTGCTGACCAGCCTGTTGTGCTTGAGCCGCCAACTGAGCATCTTGTTGAGCCATAGCGTTGTAGTAGGCTTCCATCTCAGGAGTTGTAGCACCCAATCCTGCCGTACCGCTAGGACGCAATCCTGTAGCACCTACAGACAGTCCACCACGACCTTGTTGGAACAACTGGTTCTGCAACTGAGCCATTTGACGCTCACGGCTAGGTGCAAGCAAATCCTGTTGCTGTTGCATATATTTCTGTGCAACTTGTTCAGGACTCTGTGCAAGATACTGCTGACCCAAACCAAACAAGCCTGTAGCCGCCTGAGACAGTGGCTGATACTGTTGCTGTGCTTGTTCTGCTTGCGTTAAAGCACCACCAGTCAAACCCATCAAACGATCTTGATAGGCTTTGAGTTCAGGGCTTACGTTGTAACCAGCACCACTCAAATAGCCACTAGGGTCAAATTGGAAGTTGGAAGTACCATAGCGAGTAGTAATCCCTACAGGGCGAAACTTAGCCGCTTCAGCCGCCATTCGTGCCGCTTCTCGTTGAGCCGCCGCAGACTGATTTGCCGCATTCTCCATAGCGCCAGCTTGTTCTTGCGCTCCTAAGTAATTTAAAGCGGCGCTTCCCGCCATTGCCCATCCTATTGGCATATCAATCTCCTTTAATCAAAATCTCATCCACTTTAGACGGGTCTTTCTCGTCTGTGGCATGAATGCAAAACCAAACACAATCAGTAATGGCTTTTACGCCATGCGTTACACCAGCCTCAATCTCTATGCAAGCTGGCGCAGAAACAATATCAATCTCAGTACCACGCAATACAGCAACCTTGCCGTGAGCCAAAATAGACAAATGGCTGAAGTTATGCGTATGCTTCAGAATAGCCATTCCAGCCGTAAAGTACGACTCCTTGGCATACAACCCATCACTGAAGTGATGAGTAATGCGAAATTCAGGGTCTTGCATCATCATGCTGTGCGCTTCCACATATAGACAGTAATGTATGGCTGGTAGTTAGCGTTAGTACCGCTAGAACCTGTTGAAGCATTAGTTGTTGCAACTGTGATTCCTGTTGATGCTGAACTTGTGCTAAATGGAGCAGTACCACCAACACCATTTCTACCAGCACCACTTTGAACCGCACCAGCCTCATAAACAAATGTGTGTGAGTGAGTAGGGTCAGTAACAGTTGAAGTCGCAGTGTGAGTGTGGCTAACAACTATTGCATCTGCACTACCGCCAGTTTCTTCAGCAGTGTCAAACAGTGCATTGCCTGAGTCAAAGCCAACCATGACACGACCAGCACCAAATGCAGTCCATGTACCAAAACCTAACAATGTTGCAGGGTTAGTGCTAACGCTTGCATTGGTATAGATTGAGCCAACTGGATACAGCAAAGAAATTGCCGCCTGAACAAATGCAGTTGTTGCTAAAGCAGTTGAACTATTACCATTAGACTGAGTAGTTGCAATCGTTCCTGTTGGCAATGTAGGAGTACCAGTAAAGGTAGGACTTGCCAAATCAGCCTTGGTAGCAATAGCAGTAGCAATGTTATTGAACTCAGTGTCAATCTCAGTTCCCTTAACAATCTTTAAGGAATTACCAGAAGACAGATTGTCCTTAGAGGCAAAGTTCGTTGATTTTGTGTAGTCTGTCATAGTTACTCCATTAACTCAGTTTGCCATTCTTGGCTTGAATTTCAATCTTCTGAATGGATAAAGCAGAACCATTTATGTCTGTCTCATATCCAGTTTGAACAACCTTTCCACTGCCTGATGCAGGAACTGTAAGAGTTTGCAAAGCAACTCCATCAGAATAATAAGCAATGGTTGTTGCATTAGCACCATACTCCGCAACTCCATAATAGGACTCGCCTTGCGTTGGAATCGTATCGTTATCAGACAAGTAGTTTGTCTTAAAGTCAAAACCCCACTTGAACGTAACAGTCTGATTTGTACCGCCAATCACAACAATCGACAACTTCTTCAAGATTGAAGTGACATTCTGATCTCCAAGGTCAGCATGGTTTGTGTAGTACAACATACGATAAGAACTTTGATAGTCTTGGTATGTGTTGTACAAACCTACATATCCATTCTTGCCAATATAAAGACTTCCATCTCTGCGAGATAAGTAAGACTTGGGCGTGATGGAGTCCCAAGTTGTCACCCTTGCCGCACCATTAGGCAAATAAGTCTTAGTGTCAAAGCACCAAGTTGTATCAGTGCTAGGCGTAGTCAACAAGTAAAACGCCTCACGCTCTGAATAAACAGACTTAATGTTTGCTAATGTCTCACCAGCAACCACAGACATTAAATCATTGCGAATGTTCTTAGACAAGTCTCTCTCAGGAGCAGACTTCTCTTGAATTGTTCTCATCAAAGAACGAACACCAGAGTTAGACAAGAACAACACATCAGTGCTGGTTGTTTGAATGCTGTCCCTTGCAATGCAACCAATACCCTCAACAGTGTCGCTAATAGACATAGTTGATGGTGCAGTAGCACCCTGATACACAAGAATCTGACGCTTACCAAAGATGAATAAGAACCCGTTATGAGCCGCTAAACCAGTGATTTGGTCAGCACCATTCACCCACACATTGTTTACATTCAAAGAGCCAGCAGTCCCTGTAGACCATACATGACCAGCAATTAAATCGCTGAAGTAAACAGTCGAATTGATTGATGCAGTATTTGCCGCCCATAAACGACCAAAGGCTGAGATACAAATATCAGCATCAGGAACAGTAGCGGCATAACCAGTCTTCTCTGAAACTCTACGATATGTTGTAGTGCTAACAGCAGGGTCATAGATCAAAGGATTGTGACCAGTTTGAAAGAAGTAGGTAATGCCATTCAAGGATGCACATTGCCAATTACTATTTGTGATGGTAGGTGCAGAACCACCCCCCCCATAGGTAAGTTCGGTAACTGCATTGCTTGCACCAAGTTTGAAAATCTTGTTGTTACCAGCGAATAAAACAGTCAGAGTGCCATCAGCTTGAACTAACTCATGGATGACCTTAACGTCATTAGCGCCCAAATCACCACTTGAGGGATTAACTCTAGCCCAACCCTTACGAGCGCCAACACGACCATACTGGTCAATGATGCAGTTAGTCGCAACCAATGCAAAACCCGCATTCAAATCAAGAGGCGAGTCTTGAGTATTCAACCCGAAATAAGCAGGGGCTGAGATACTGTAAGTCTGTATTTGTTGGCTCATACTGCCAC